GGTCTGGAGAAGAGGAGTCTCCAGGCCGAGATCGTGTTCCAGGAGTTATGGAGAGATTAAATCGCCTAGACGGAGAACTTTCCAGTAATGGCGGAAGTTCAACAAAAGATGTAGTAAATAAAATGTATGACAACCAGGGAGTCCTAATGGAGGCCTTTGTTGAAATGGGAGAGCGCCTAATTAGCATTGAAGAACATCTAGCAGTTAGCAAGTCTAAAGAACCTGTTTAAGAGATGATATACCTATGAGTATGCAGACCCCGAACGATCCAAACCCATTTGCTATAGCAGGTAGGTTTTTGGCTAGCAAGTACAAGGAAGGGGCACGTTCTCAACGTGACTCTGATCAAATGAACTTAACTCAAACAACTCTAGCAATGCATGCGGCTCAACACGAGGCAACAACTAGAAGCACCGCTCAACAAGCACGTCTTACTGAAAGATCTGCAAAAGCAGGACACAGAAGAACAATGCACTTTGCAGAGAGTGTGCATGGCTTTGCACAACCAGGAACACAAGTATCTGTAAAGTATGGAGATGCGTCTGCAAGTTACACCTCTAAAATGCCAACTCCTACTGCTGTTTCAAAACCAGGAAGAGTTCCTGTTAAGAAAGTAAGAGGCGGAAAGAAAGTTCCGTAATGGCTGGTGCGATAGATAAAGGCCATCAGTCCTATAACGATTTTAACTCTGGCGCTGAAGCAAAACAAGCGCCGCTATCTGCAATTGATAAAAAGATTTTAAACTTTGCTGTGAAAGTTTCAAGGAATCCAGCAATAAAGACTCACGGTCAAATACTGCGAAATTTTGGTATGTACCCACCTGAGTTCTGGACTCGTGCTCAAAACCTGTCAGATCACCCAGAGGTTGACCCACAATCTAAAGAACAACTGTCTAGGATATTTTCTGAACCATCACGTCCAGGACCAATGACTGGTGGGGCACCAATAAATACAAACAGCAAACAGTTTTCTCATGGAGTGGAGTGGTAATGAAATGTGTCAATTGTGACAGACGGGCAATGTTTGAGTATAAGATCTCAAAATTAGAATCTATTTTGTATTGTGGTAAGTGTTTGCCTTCCTTTTTAAATGAGCGTAAAAAAGCAGGATTGTTAACTATTACTGAAGAGTACAAGGAAGATCAAACATCAGCACTTGCGGCTTTAAAACCTGCAACTACTGAATCCGTTGAAGCACCAAAGAAGAAGGCTGCATCTAAAAAGTCGGAAAAATAAATGAAGTTAATTCGTAAGTTTGCAGTGCAGGGCCATGCCATTCCAAAGTCTTCTCATGCTCCTAGGGGTCCATTTCCTCCAGAAGTTTTAGCGGGACCACAAATGGAGCAGGACCTTGAACATGCTGATTCTTTACATGTGGCATTAGATGATGTCAGGTTTTTTAAATGTAAAGATTGTGAACGTATTCTAGAAGAGTTAGAGTTAGAAGAGCATCAATGTGATGAGTGGAATGATTAAACCCTGACATTTTAACTATCTTCTTGGATACTTGCTTTTAAGGTCCCCCTAAGCGCATGGGGAAAATAAACCTCTCTAGAGAAAGAAGAAAAAATGGCAGTAAATAACAACGGTAATCTTTTAGATACCGCAGGTGAAGTCGCTATTGACTTCGTATATGGAAACTTCCCTATTCAACCAAACGATGCTCGTCCAGATGCAGCGAGTGCAACTCTTTCGACAACAGTCACCACAAGAGTAGCGGGTCGTCTAGATCCAGCACTTGATAGCCACATCAACGCTCTTTCAGGTTGGAATGGTTATCCACAATATACACCAAATACAACAGGCGAAGATGTATTAGGACCAACTAACTACGTACTCGTACCTAACGTACTTGGACTTACAACAGCCCTTGCAACTGACGCAATGAAGGACGCATCACTAGTTCCTACAACTGCAACAGCAGCATCGAACGTAGGCAAGACTATTACAGCAGCAGCCCGTACAGCAGGTTCAGCAGTTATCTCAATTACTTGTGGAAGCCACGGCTTTGTTGCAGGTAACAAGGTAACAGTCTCTGATGTTTCTGGTGGAGATGGCGTAAACGGAGTTTGGACAGTTCTTGCTGTTACAAACGCAAACGTGTTCACTGTAACTGGAACAGCCACAACAGTTCAGGCTCTAACAAGTCTTGCTGGTGTTGTTTCTGGTGTTGCTGGAACAATCAAGACTCAGTCAATTGCAGCAGGCGCAAACGAAATTGCACCAGGTGCAGCAGTAACAATTACACCATTCGCAGCAGCATCTTAATCGGAGTCTAAATAGACAAATGGCACGTATTGCAGGTGGAGGAGCGGCTCGTCGTAATAGACGGGCTGCTCTTCCTTCTGCTCAAGAATTATTAGGAGCGTTTTACGGTTTAGGCTCTAAACAAACCGCAGGAATTTCTAAGATAACAGGATCAGGCGCCAGTATGTTTGCTGGTCTACCGACAGCAAGTTCTGTTGGTGAATTTAGTGAGTTTATATCTTTAACTAAAGCAAATGACACAATGCGTTATTACACTGGCACAAAAAAAGTTGCAAACTTAGCGGGAGAAGCATTAGCCCCAAATCTTGATAGTGATGTTTATTATGTAGACAAAGATGGAAACTTTGTTGATAGGTCTGTTTATCGCCAGTCTTACGATGTTGATGAGGACACAGGTGAGTTGATTGTCCCTGGTGAAAGAGGACCTCAATTTGGAGAGTCCGACGCCCCTGCTCCCATAACAGTTGTTCCAACTAGTACATCTGATCCAGCACGGCCACGTACCGTTGCTGCAGGCTACGACAGTACCCGTGAGGTTATTACAGTTGTGTTTAGAGATGGAACCTTCTACAATTACTATGAATGTTCGGCAGGAGATTGGCAAAAGTTTAAGTCTGTAGTATCTAAGGGCCAGTACATCTATACGTTTCTAGATTACAAACCTCGTGGCGCTGCGGATGTCTCTAGTTTATCTGCAAATGCTAGAAAAACTTTCTACAGGTTTACTCGTGCTGCTCAATTAAACTATGGAGGACGTCCGCCTAAGAAAAGGAAATAATGCCCAAGGTACATAAAGTTGGACCAAAACATTTCGTACAATTAACAAATTTTCCTTTTAAATGGGGTTTTAAGTTCTTTGTTCGTGGTTGGACTCAAGAGATTGAGTACCCATTTCGCACATCTACTCCCTTTATAGTACGCTTGCCACGATATAGAGCGTTAGTGTTTGGAAAGTGGACTGGTACAAGAGATGAAGAAGAAGCATTAACCATGGCCCTAGGAAAGCGGGAAGTAACCTACGATGATTTTACGGAAGAAGCAGGATGGACACCAGCCCCAGACTCGGATCGAGAAGCGGGTGGCAATAATCCCTACTCCAGATTTGATCTCATGGATGGAGCAGTCGATGTATACGATTGGAAAACACATTACAATCTGGCAAAGACAACAGAGTGAAGCAGATCTTGATGAAATATTAATGGGAGCAGAAGCCTTCCATGCAATTGCTAAAGAGTTAAAGCGTAGATCTAAGTCTGTGCTATGATTAACTGTCTTACTCTCTTACAGGTCAGGCGTTAACCCATCCTTGGTGATGGGTTTCGCTGTTTAATAAGGACATAATGGAATCTAAATACGACAAAGATAAATTTGAAGAAATCAGTCCTGAGTTTTATCAGGCTGAAGAAAAACCTGTAGAAGATCCTGTAGAAGATTTACTTGATGAGTTATCGCAAAAATTTGTAGATACATTAATAGATAAGATGATGGACTTTTTAAAGGTTCTTGTCGGGCATGATTTACATGCTTATCAGAAACCTCTAGCCCGTCGTATTATGGAATCAGTAATTATCAACGACGGTGAAGAAGTAACTGCTCTTGCTTCACGTCAGTCTGGTAAGTCTGAAACCGTTGCTGACACTGTAGCCACACTGATGATTCTCTTACCTCGTCTTGCTAAATTATATCCTGATTTACTAGGTAAGTTTAAAGATGGAGTTTGGGTTGGATTGTTTGCCCCAACTGAATCTCAGGCCGAAACGTTGTTTGGTCGTGCTGTAACTCGTTTAACATCTGAAAGAGCCGTAGATATTATGGGCGATGTTGAGATTGACGATTCTGCAGTTCGTGTTGGCGGTGTAACTAGACAATTAAAATTAAAGAAATCAGGTTCAACAATAACCATGATGACTGCAAACCCAAGAGCAAAGATTGAGTCTAAGTCTTTTCATTTGATTGTTGTAGATGAGTGTCAAGAAGCAGACGACTTTGTAGTTTCTAAGTCTATTTCTCCTATGCTTGCATATTACGCAGGAACCATGGTTAAGACAGGAACTCCCACTACAAGTAAAAATAACTTTTACAGATCTATTCAATTAAATCGCAGACGTCAAACTACTAAAGGTAACAGACAAAATCATTTTCAATGGGATTGGAAAGATGTAGCAAAATTTAATCCAAACTACGAAAAGTTTATTCGTAAAGAGATGTTGCGTATCGGAGAAGAATCTGATGAGTTTCAAATGTCTTATAACTGTAAGTGGCTTTTAGAAAGAGGAATGTTTGTTACCTCTTCAATTATGGATGACTTAGGCGACACGTCTCAAGAACTTGTCAAGGTATGGCACAAGACCCCAGTTGTTGTTGGTATTGACCCTGCTCGTAAAACTGACAGTACAGTTGTTACTGTTGTCTGGGTTGATTGGGATCGTCCTGATGAGTTTGGTTATTTTGATCATCGAATTCTTAACTGGTTAGAAATGCAAGGAGATGATTGGGAAGAGCAGTATTATCAAATAGTAAACTTCTTAAGTAACTATGATGTACTTGCTGTTGGTGTAGACGCTAACGGTGTGGGAGATGCTGTAGCCCAGCGTTTAAAACTTTTATTACCAAGAGCAGAGGTTATGTCTCTAACTTCTAGCCCATCTGAACAATCAAAACGATGGAAACACCTACAAGCATTAATTCAACGTAAGATGATTGCGTGGCCCTCTCATGCAAAAACTAGGCGCTTACGTACATGGAAACGGTTTTATCAACAGATGGTTGATGCAGAAGTACAATATAAAGGTCCAAATTTTCTTGTAGCAGCCCCCGATGAATCCTACGCACATGACGATTTTGTAGATTCTTTATCCATTGCTTGTTCCTTAACCCAAGACTTAGTAATGCCAGAGGTAGTAGCCTCTAGCAATCCTTTTTTCTAGTTAAACAACAATTTAGACCAAAAAGGGTGGAAACTATTACCAAGGAAAAGGCCTTTCCCAATTCAATCCTTAAGGAGTCATAAATGACAATATCACCAGCACCTCGCTTCCCAGAGCGTGCACCACAGGTTTATGAGCGCAAGGGTGCAGATAATGCAACTCGCCGTGGACCACTACGTTTTGAAGAGGGTGTCGCAACTGATACCGATATTCCAAACGATTTTCAATTAGGAATGCAACAAGGTTCAGCCGTCGCTGCAGGTCGTCCAAATCGAAATGCACCAGT